ATGGTCTTTCGTGTTGGCCCATGCGTAGATCAGTGGCAGTACGGCTGCGAGCCCGGCTTTTAGCGCGTTTGTTAGATCGTATTCGCTTGTGATAAGTACGGCGACGCTTCCAGCGACGAATGCTTTGAGCCAGTCCTCTAAGACGTGCTGCCACTTCATGCGCCCACCAGTGCGGCAATTTCATCGTCTGTCAAACCGAGTGCTGCAAGTTTGGCGCTGGCTGATGCTTTGGCTGCGGCTTGTGCTTCAACTGCTGCGATTTGGGCCGTCAAATCTGCGCGCAACGCATCAAGTCGAGCGGCTTCATCATCGGTGGCTTCGCGTACTGTGTTGTCAATTTGTATTTTGTGTGTCATATCGTCACCTAGTTTCGGTATCCATAGACTTTGATGTTTCCGCCTGTCATCGTTCCTGTCGCCAGCGTCAATGTGAATGCTGTATAGGAAGTTGTGTCATTTAGAAAACCGCCTGCAGTGAAATACCCGGCACCTGTGCCGCTCGCGCTAGTTTGAGCCAAAACGTGAGTGGTCTTTGTGTTGAATGGGTCAAAGACCGAAATAACTCCATGCAAACTGTTGGCTGTTGCTCGAACAACGCTGGCAAATGAAGCACCATTGCTGGTGTTTGAGCCTGTGATAGTTGTTCCAGAGTAAAGACCTGAAACCGTAAAAAAGTAATAACCGGTTGACGCAGAACCCAATGTCAACGCTGCTGAAGTTCCTGCGCTTGCTACGCCACCAGTCACGCTTATCACGTAGTTGTCGTAATCTGCCGAAAAAGCATCCGTCACGGTCACGCTCGCCACTGCCGATCCGATTGTTTGCGTCTTTACAAGCCAAAAACCAATGCCGTTCATTTGTGCCGCAGTCAATACGGCCCCGGCTGTAAATACTGGGGGTGTTGCCATAGTTACCTCATCCTAATACGTTCGTGCTATCCATTACGCCGTAGGTCGCATCATCAAGTAGCAGTTCATAAACAATTGTGGTGGGGCTGGTAAAGAATGTGATTACGTGGCCGCCTGACACCGTGATTCGGCCCTCAATGCCCTCAACCGCAAGTTCTTCAGCAATCTGGCTGTTCAGCCCTGGTATCTGTTTCTCAATGCTGATCGTGTCACCGATATCAACGCTGGCCACATCATCACGCTGGGTACTGGTCAAACGGCTGAATGTCGTAGTGACGCTCGTGTACTGCGGCTCAGGCTCAGGTTCAAGCAGGTACGCAGCCAAAGCATCTACCTCGCCCTGGATGTGCAGCAGGCTGTTGGTTATGGATTGGGATTGCGTAAAATACTTGGCGATGCTGCCAGCGTCGGTATCGGTTGCGGTCTTGCCATCGAGCGCTTCAACATAAGCGCGGTTCACCACTCGATCAGCATCGAACTGGATTGTCACATCGGTGTATGCGGCACCTGTGCCATCATCCTTGAAATTGATTGCCGGGGCGCTGAGCGTGTTGCCGATGCGGTTCTGGAACGTCAAAGTGCCGTCAGCAGCCATAAACAGGCGGCCGCGCTCAGCCTGGTTGATTTGTTGCAGATAGGCGAGCGTGTTGGTGCCTGCATCCACGTTGTATTGGCCTGTGCCGCCTAATTCAACTGTGCCTGTGGCGATGCTGCGTGTGCCTGCTGGGTAATCCACTTCTGGCAGGTCTAGAACGTCTGTGACGCGGCTGCCTGATAGTTCAGCAACAGTGTTGTAATCATCAAGTTGCGTTTGTGACAGTTTGTAGAAGTCGTCAGCGCATTGCACGTTGACGGTATCCAAATTGCCCAGGCTGAATGAATAGTCGTACCCGGTGACAATGCCTGTGAACAGATAGGTGCCATCACGCGACAGGCGAACCTTGCGAAGTGGCGCTAACCCTGGTTCATTGTTGGCCGGGTCGTAATAGGGGCTGCTGCTGTCGTATGGCCCCAGAATGCCTGTTTCGTCAAGCATTGTGAATGACATAGTGCCTGCACCGAATTGATCGTCGGTACGTTGGCGACCGCGTTTGTATTGGATATTGGTTGCGAACTCTGTTATGTCGGCAAATTGTGTCGTGCCATCCAGCACATAATCGGTGTTGTCTAGTACGCCTTTCAACGCATCATCAAGCAAGAATGCGTCAACCTGGAACCCGGTATCGAGTTCCAACAGGTAGTCGCCGGACTGAACAATGCTGGTGGCCACTATGCCACCTGCACCTGAATCGGGCCGCTACGCCTGTTGTATTGCTTCAGCGCGTTCACGATTACGTCACCGAGCCCAGCATCAGCAACCTGGCTGTGAATGTTGATGGTGACACTGCCCATGCCATGCGCTCGATCAAGCGGAATGACGGCTTCAGGCCCAGCTTCACCGACGACAGCGAGTGTGGGCCCAGTAACGATGCCGCCATCCGCTAGCCCTGGAATCTTGCCAATCAATCCACCGACAGCGCCAGCGACTGAACCACCAACATTTGCAATCTTGCCGATTGCGTCTGCTACTCGACCAGCCAAATTGAGAATGGCTTTGAGTGGGTCAATGATGTAATTGTTGAATGCGTCGCTTAGTAACTTCATTGCTGTGCTGACCACACCAAACTTCTTTTCAAGTATGACAAATCCAGCAACCAGGGCAGCAATCGCAATGATAACTATGCCGATTGGGTTGGCGCTCATCACAAAGTTCAGCGCAGCCTGAGCAACTTTTACGACAATCAACGTGGCTTGATACACCTTCATTGCAGCGTTGACCGCCAACACTGCTGCTGACAGACCGACGATTACACCGATCAAGATTGTCACAATGTCTTTGTTTTCGGCCATCACCCCGGTCAAGCCGCTGAGAAACTTGGTGGCCCTCTCGACGATTGGCAACAGCACCTGGCCCAATTCGGCTTGCAAATCCTTGAACTGTGCAGTCAGGATGCGTTGACTGTTCGCTAAACCATCGCTGGTGCGCTCGAAATCGCCCTGGGCATCAGTCGTCGCTTTCATAATCAGCGACTGGGTGGCCAGTGTCTTTTGCTGGGCTGTCAGTTTGTCGGTCGTGCCCTCAAGCGCCGTGTTCAACGAGTTTTCGGCCTGCTCAAGTTGCAGCGCTGTCTTGGCTGCCTCCATTGAGCCCTCGCCATATTTGGCGACAGTTTCATTGTGCTTGGCCAGTGCCAGGTCGGCTTTCTGAACCGCAATGTTGACTTTGTCTTGGTTGACAGTCGTAGTGACAAGGCCCAGGGCCAGCGCCTCGGCCGCTACAGCGTCTGCAGACAGCAATACGCCATATCGGCGCAGCGGCTCGCTTTCGCCCCTCAGCGCGGCCCCTAGCGCCAATACGGCATCCTGTGGGCTGGTGTTATTGAACGATGCTAGGTCTGATGCCAGGGCCGTGAAATCGGTGCTGAATGATGCCAGTTCTTGCCCGGTCAGCCCGGCTGCTTTGCCGAACGTGCCAAAGGTGGCTGCTGCATCGAGCGCTTGCTGGCGTGTCTGTCCGAGTGATGTGGCTGCGCTGTCTGCAAATGCTTGAACTTCGCTGGCCGCTTCACCAAAAATTACGTTCGTCTTGCTGATGGTTTCGTTGAGATCGCTGGCCGCATTGACCGCTGGTACTGCAGCTGCTGCAATTCCTGCAATGGCGGCTGCAGCCGGGATGGCTGCCTTCTTGAGTGCGAATTGTGCTTTCTGGCCAGCACCCTCAAGGCTCTTGAACTCATTGATGGCCTTCTGGATGCCCTTGCTGTCAAACTCGGAGACGATAGGTAATGAGACAGCCATACGTCAATCCTACGAACCTTGATTCGAGACGAGATTACGGCCGACCTGTTTCATCACATCCTCAACGATTTGCGTCATTTGTTTTTCAACTTCGTTGCGGTTGCGCTCAAATGATGGCCATAGTGTGCGTGAGCCCCGGTTGTATCGACTATTCAACACTGCAATCATTTGTGGGCCGCCGACTGTGCCAACCAATTTGCCGTGTGAACCGACGCGACTGAATTGATTGACGGTGCCGCTGCTTTTTCGGCCTGCGATATCAAACACGGTGTTGATTAGGCCCTTGAATGTGATGCTGAATGTGCCGACGTTTTCTAGGTTGCCTCGGAACTCTTTGACTCGGCGCGTATTGATTCGAGCCGAATACATGGTTCGTGCTTTGATGCCAGTCCAGCCGCTGGCAGGCAGCATTTCGTAACCACTTTTGGTTTTCCAGCCGCCCTCCATACCAGTCATTGGTGCAAGCGTCGGCACAATTGATTGTGCTTCCTTGATTACTGGTGCGACGACTTTTTTGTAATCTTTGGTGATTTGTCGGCGCAAAGTAGGGGCAATCTTGTTTAGTTCTTTTAGTGCCTCTTTGACACCGTAAATCTCAATGCGTGTTTCAGTGGGCACGATTGGCCTTCTTTGCAATCAGTTGAACCGTCGCCAAATCCTCCTGATCGAACGGCACATCGGGCGGCCAGTAACCAGTC